TGGAATCAGTCTCGCACCACGACGACATGATTATGAAGAATATCCTCGTTCAGTTCCTCAACATGGGACTCGGCAGCGGTGGAGGCGGTAGAGCCACAAGCGCCACAGCAGCGGATATCTTCCTTAAGGCCATGTCGTACATTGCAAACAGTTGGTGTCAGGCTCTCAACCTTTATCTCATTCCTCGCCTTATCGCGTATAACTTCCAGACCGATAAGTTCCCGAAGTTGTCCGTTAAGAACATCGGCGAGACTAAAGACTTCCAGATGTGGAGTGCTGGTATCCGCAATCTCGTGGATGCTGGCATTATCACGTACAGCCACGAAACCGAGCAATACGTTCGCGGTGTGGCTGATATGCCTGCGCGCCTTAACCCCGTTAGCGCCGAGGAACTGTCCATCACCCAAGGTACAGGTAATATCCCTGGCAGCGGAGAGACTAGTGGCAACGTGGGCAAGTCCGATACGTCAGGAGCGGTTTAATGCCCTGGATCGTTAAAAAGAAGGGTAACGAGTATTGCGTCTTTAAGAAGGGTGGCGGCGAAGTCGCCTGCCATAAGACGCGCAAGGAAGCTACACAGCAGATGCGTGCTTTGTACGCTAACAGCAAAGAATTCTCTGAAGTTGCTGAAGGTCTGCTTACTATGCTTCGTCCTCTCCGCTTTTCGGAAGCTGAGGTTAAGGGCGATAAGCTAGTCAAGTGGATTCAGGCGTTTCCGTACGGACAGTGGGATCATCCGATTTGGGGCATGACCTACTTTAGTAAGCATAACGCGGAAACCATGAAGATGAACTTCAGTGAGCGGGTTCACGGTAAAGATATCCTTACTACTGACTTTGAGCATGGTATGGATATCTCGAAGGGTACGAAGTCTTCGGGTAACATTCTCGATATGGACGTTAGGGAAGACGGTATGTGGTGGCTCGTTGAGTTCACTCCTACCGCTACCAAGGAAATCGAGGATGGTGAGTGGAACTACTTTAGTCCCGAATACTACGAAGTCTACGAGAACCACATGAATGGTGAGATTCACGCCGACGTTGCTACTGGCGGCGCTCTTACCAATAAGCCGTGGATCAAGGGCATGATGCCCATTAACCTGTCAGAAGTGCTTGTGGATAAGGGGGTGCTTAACAGGGACGAACAGACTGGTGAAGTTGCTTGGCAGGAACACCACGATCCTGACCAAGACCCTGACCAGCAGCCTAAGCCGGAAGACCCACAAGGAGGGGATGATCGTTTCCATCCTAACCCCCTTCCGGTGCAGAAGGAAGCAGACGAAGAACAGGAGGCTAGCGTGGAGATTACCGCTGCTATGCTTACTGCACTCGGTTTGCCTGAAGATGCTACGGAAGAGCAGGTCGAGGCTGCCATTACTACGGCGGCTGCGGCGCTTACCTCCACTCAGGCCGACGAGGAAGCAGCTAAGCTATTTAGCGAGCGTTTCCCCGAGCAGCATCGTCTTATGACCGAACAGGCCACAGAGCTTGAGAGGCTTCGTAAGAAGGATGCGGAGCGGGATGCCGAGTTGTTCGGCAAGTCGTTCTCAGAGTTCGTTATCAAGGTCAAGAACGAGACTGACGGTGATGACGGTGATGACGGCGACGAGGTTGAAGTTCGTAAGGGCTTTTCGTCCCTTGTGTGCGATCAGCTCACTGAGCTTCATAAGAAGTTCTCTGAGGGTGTGGCTACCCCTGACGATCTTAAGCCCATCCTTGAGAAGATTGTTGCCGGTGACGGCATCGTGGAGTATGGCGAGCGTGGTTCTCGTACGGAGGATACGGACGAGACTCAGGCTGCTAACCCGCAGGAGGCCGCAATCAGGCTTAGCGAGATTGCTACCAAGCTTCAGAACGAGGCTGGTGGCCCCGATAAGCTGAGTTGGGGCGATGCGCTTGCTCAGGCTTCTAATCAGAATCCCGAGCTTGCGAAGCTGTATCGTGATAGAAGCGGAAAGGAGGGTTAGCAGAGCATGTCCGTCGGTAACTACGTTCTCGATAAGGGCCGCAAGCCTGAGAGCGCACTTACGATCTACCGCGCTTGTAAGGTTGGTTCCGCAGAGGAAAGCGTTACCGCTGTTACGGCTGATACTGACTTGCTTGAAGGCGTCGTGCAGTTTGGCGTTTCCGCAGGTGAGTTGACGAAGGGTAAGCTCGCTAGCGTTCGCATGGAGGGAATCACTCCTTGGGAAGCTGGCGCTGCTATCACTAAGGGTGCGCTTGTTACGATTGACGCTTCCGGGCGTTGTATCGCTGCTACCACAGGCAAGCGTGTTCATGGTCGTGCCCTTTACGTTGCTGCAAACAGCGGCGATGTAATCGGTGTTGAACTCATGCGTAACGCGCAGATCGTCTAAGGAGGGTAGATAGATGTATGATCCTAGTGGTCTATACGTTGACCCTATCCTCTCAGGGTTCAGCGTCGGTTATCAAGACCAGCAGTTGTATGGACACAGGCTTGCGCCTGAGACTCCCGTTAGCGCCCTTAGCGGTCGTTACCGGGTGTTCGATAGAAGTAACTGGCTGATCTTCCCCGACACTCGCGCACCGGGTACGGTTGCTAACGAGGTCGTTGGTCGGAAGTGGAGTGAGGACACCTACAAGGTTGCCGAGCATGCTCTCCAGTCTCCGATCTTTGACGAGGAAAGGGAAGTTCTCGCCGCTGACGGTGCTCTCACCGCTGACGAGAATGCAGGCGATCTGGACATTAGCCCGGAGCGTGACGCTACGGAGCTTATCACCCGGTCGATTCTCCTTAAGCATGAGAAGCTCGTTGCCGACACGTTCCGCAATACGGCGAACTACGCCGGTAACCACGCGGTCACGCTGTCGGGTGCTTCACGGTGGGACGACTACACCGGTGGTACCTCTTCTACGTCCGATCCCGTTGCGAACATCAAGACCGCTGTTATGCGGGTTCGTCTCGATACCGGTCGTTGGCCCAACACGGTGATCTTCCCGATGGACGCCCTTGGCGTTGTTGAGGGTCATCCGCGTGTTGTGGATCGTTTCAAGAACTTCGCGCTTACCAACCCGGAGGCGTGGAAGCAGCTCTTGAACGTTCCGGCTCCCGAGAACTTCTTTATCGTTGACTCTGTGTATAACGCTGCACAGAACATCAACGCGACGGAGAGCATTACGTCGTTTTGGGGTCAGGACGTGTGGATCGGTATTGTCGATCCTCAGCCTGGTCAGCGCACTAAGACGTTCGCTAAGACGTTTGCGAAGGCTTACGCCGGTGGCATGCGTCCGACGGAGAAGTGGCGCGAGGAACCGCGTAAGGCCGATGTTGTCCGTACCAGCTACCGCTACGACGTGAAGATCGTTTCGGCTGCTGCCGGTTACATCATCAAGACCGCTGTTAACGCTCTCGTCTAAGAAGGGAGGATAGAAACCAATGCCGAACTACGCATGGACTGAAATCCTCGGCGACGAGGGTAAAGTCGTTAAGCTCGGAGATACCGTTACCGCCGCAGATGTTGGTGGTAAGGAAGAGTTGGAGCGTCTGAAGGCTGAGGGTGTTATCCGTTCATCGGAGTATCCTGCGCCTCTCGGTTCTCCTGACTCTCCGGTCGATTTCCGGCTTAGGGAGCTTAGGAAGCAGATGGAGGATGCCGTGGCTGGTACCGATCAGGCCGTGACTGACTTCGCTATGTCTCCTGATATGGCTCCTGCGGCTACGGTCGAAGAGATCAAGTAAGAGGGAGATAACTGGTAGTGGCGAACGAACTGTTTGCAACTGTAGACGATATCAACGCACATCTGCCTGAGAATAAGGCAGCTATCAGTGACGCTGATGACGACCTGCTTCAAGTCGAGGCTTGGCGTCTTATTCGTGCTAAGTTGTCAACAACGTTCGCCACTACCACTCTCAATACGTGGGCTGATCCCGACAGTACGCCCGATATCATCCGTACCGTTGCGGGTATGGTGATCGCTGCTAAGTGGTATGCCGAGCTTTATGCCGAAGATAGTGACACGGATGCGACCTTTGCAAACAATCTGTATCTGCAAGCGATGGACTTGCTAAATCAGATTGCTGCGGGACTCATCGTGATTACGGACGATACCGGCGAACCGCTTGTTGACACTAGTTCACTTAGCAGCGATGACTTTTATCCGAACGATACTGTAGCGCCTGTCTTCACAATGGGGAAGGAATTTGCTTAGTGGCAATACCAACCCCGATGACCTTTAGTGGTCGCGGCGCAGGAGCCTTCGGCGCTCGCGGTGGTATCATTTCCACCAACGTTCTCGGTGATGACGAGCTAGAACTAGGTTTCGTCAAACTAGCCGGTTACGTCGAAGACACTGCTTTGCCTCTTAAGGCTGCTGAAGAGGTTGCGAAGGCTAGCATCCACAGGCGCTTTCAAGACCACGACGAGCCTAGCGGTGCTGCTTGGCAGCCTCTCTCCGATACAACCGTTAGACGGAAAGCGCGCGATCCTAAGCTTCGTAGCTTTCCAGAGGATATTCTCACTCTTACGGGTAGTATGGAGACTAGGGCTACTGCCGATGAGTCGTTCATTATCATGGATGACGAGCTTGTCTGGACTTCGGAGTATATGCCGTCCTATTGGGGTGTTCATCAGTACGGCAGTGGTGAGTTTGAAAGCATGGAAGCTTTCGGTCTTAGCGGCACTCAGGTAGTTCAGACCGGTACACTTCAGATCGCTACAACCGAAGGTAGAGGTAAGGCTACACCTGCTAGGCCGTTTGTTGGTCTTGACTCGGAAGCTGAGATTGAGATTGTCGAAGTCTTCGATGCTTGGTACGACGAAGGCGTTAGCCTAGCAATCAACCCTCGCACTGGTGTCGCTCAGGAGCGTGTCAGCGGTCGCTTCGGTGCTAGACTCTTTCCGAGGGGCTAATGCCTACTTCGTATGTAAGTACGATTGTCGAGGTTGCCGACATTCTCATCGCAAAGCTGAAAGAGAATGCTGGCGAGCTAGGGCTTCAATTCGTCGGTGCGTATGACGAGAAACGACTACCGCAGTATCCTTGCGTTGTCGTCGTACCCGGCCCTAAGACGAAAGCGTTGCCTGGGGTTAGCTTCTTCTCCATAGACTTTCTCGTAGATATCTACGTCTACCACGGAGACATGACTATCCCTCATGCAATGCGTAACAGGGAAGACCTCCTACTTGTAGATAAGATCGAAGCGTTGCTAGAGTCCGACTACACTCTCGGTAACAAGGTTGTGTTCGGATTCGTCGCTGAGAACGCTCCCGGTCGTTTCCACGGTGGGAGTCAGAACCAGGATATCATCGCTGGAACACTGATGCGATGGGTAGGAACGTCTAGGAGGTTGATGCGTGGCTAAGACCGTGGAGTATCATAACCCTGACATGGAAGATGGGATCATCTTCGATGTTGGTGGTCTTGCTATCCCTAATGGTGGTAGCATCGAACTTAGCGAGGAAGCCGAACTGGACTTCTTCTCTAAGAAGCAGATGAGCGTTGCTGACTTCTTTGCCAGCGATAAACTGGTTAAGGTCAGCGGCAAGTCTGAGTTGACTAAGGCTCAGATGGATGCCCACACCGGCACGAAGGTTAGTGAAGAGCCTACTGTTCAGGAAGAGCCTGAGCAGGTTGACGTGCCTGTCGCAGAAACGGAGGACGATAGTTGAGTACCTTTGCTATTGGTGCTTCCGGTGCTGTCGGTATTGCACTCGAAAGCACGATGGGCACCTATGTCGCTCCGACTACGTGGGTTCCCATCCTTGAGGAGTCTCTGGCCTATACCGAGGATAAGTACTACTCGCAGCAGCTTCGGCAGCAGGCCACTGACTCGGACGTTAAGCCCTCTTACTACCATATCGAGGGTGACATTCGGATGGAGGTTGACTGTCGCTTCCTCCCGTACTTCCTGTACTGCTCTCGCCACGCTATCACCAAGACTGGTGCTGGCCCGTACACGTACAAGTATACGCCTACTGCTGTGGGTGGTACGTCTACGGCGGCAAGCGGTGCTGTCCAGCGTACCATGAGCATTACCGTTATCCGCAATCCGGGCACTGACATGTTCGGCTACACCGGATGCACTGTGGGGGGTTACGAGTTCACCATCGACAATGGCGTTCTCATGGCTACCCTCAACATCATCGGACTTGGTGAAGAGGATGGTAGCGGTACTCCTGCCTGGGTCGCACCTAGCCTTCTCGGTGCAGATGCTCACACCATCTACGTGGATACCGCTGGTACTGCTCCTGCGTTCACTACGCCTACTAACGACTTCAATGGCTACACGTTCCGAGCTAACCACAACGCTGAGGCTCAGAACCGCATTAGGCCGCAGAGGTCTGCTTCGTACGTTAAGTTCGGTAAGACCGACTTTGAGATCGAGTCCGAGCTTGACTTCGTTGCGAAGAGTGAGTTCGATAACTTCAAGGCGGCGTCTACCAAGGCATTCCGCATGGAGTCGCTTCAGGGTGGGGCTGTGTCGTTTGCAGCCGCTACCGAGGCTGTGAGGATTGACGCGAATAGAGTTGCATACGACGCTTACGACGTCACGCTTCCTGGCATCGGCGATATCGTTATGGCTGGTTTCACTGGTCACGGCCTTAACATCGTCGGTGGCGATGCTTACTCTATCACCGTCAAGTCTCCGAGCAACATCGCTTAACGTCTAAGTCGGGAAAGGAGAGGCTAAGATGCCCGACGCAACAGTTAGCCACGAACCAGTCCGGCGGGAGCTTAAAACTGCTCCCCCGGACGGTTACGTGGATTTGCTCCAACTTCCGTATTACGACATGTTGGAGCGTCGTGACGGTGCTTCTCGTCTTTACGCTCAGGCGAGCGAAGACGGCGAGCCAGACAACAAACTGTTCATGGAGTCCATGCAGCAGTGGTCACGGAGTTACGAATTCAAGAAGTGTATTGTCGGTCATAACCTTACCGACAAGGATGGTGCGCCTCTTGACTTCAGTAAGCCTGAGACACTTCGTAAGCTTAGTCCTAATGTGGGCCATGAAATCGAAAGGCTCATTGACGAGCTTAACGGGGAGGCTGAAGAGAGCGAGGATTTTACGGATGCTGCGTCCTCGTCCTCATGGGAACAGAATTCCCCGAAGGAAGAGACTGGTACCACAGAAAAGCTGTCAAGTCTTACGGACGAGACTTAATAACCGAAGTTGTCAAGTGGATTGATACAACCCGTCTGTGCCGTGAGTTTCACGTACTACCGGTAACAGGCGGGTTGTTTCAACAACCGGGACAATACGTTTCTAGGATGCGTAGTGTCTTGGAAGCCGAAACAGAAGTAGAACGTATTAAGGAAGAAAAGCAGAAGCTGAAGACGCCGGAAGCGAAAGAAGCGAGAGAGCGGAGAGTACGTGGTTCGCGCAACTGAAATCGTTATCATCGCTAAGGTGCAGAACCAAGCGTCTGCACAGCTTCGTCGCATAGCGAGGGACTTAGGAGGGCTTGGGCAGGCTAACAAGCTTGCCCAAGCCAGCCAGCGTCTAGGCGCACAGCAGCGCGTTAACCAGCTCAGACAGTCTGAGCGCATGTTGCAGCTTGAACGCGACATGAACACGAACATGACGCAGAGAATGCGTCTTGCTCAGCGACTCGCGGCTACGAGTGATACCAACCGTAGGGCGCTTTTGGAGCGTCAGCTTGTAGGCACGTATCAGCGGCAGAACATTCTTCTCGCTCGCCGCGCTTTGTACGAGGAACAGGCTACACAGGCCGCTGCAAGGCATCTTGCGATGGAACGCGAGATTGCGCTTGCTCAGCGTACACAGGGCGCTCAGCGGCTCATGGCTGCCGGTAGAGGGATTTCCCATGTAAGCCGAGCGGCAGGCTTCGGAGGTCTGCTAGCCACAGCAGGCTTCGCCGCCGTTGGTAAAGAGTATGCAGACTTCAGCACACTCGTTACCAAGGCTAGTACGCAGATCGCTGATAACGCTGGTAAGGGTGTCGGTGCTATTCTTAAGTCGGTAAAGGAGCTTGAACCGGCTATCCAGCGCCAGATGCAGATATTCCCTGCGTCGCAGAACGAAATGGCTGACGCTCTTTATCAGCTTTATTCGGCTATGAACATTACGCAGGAGCGCGGTGTCGAACTGCTCGGTACTACCAATAAAATGGCTGTGGCGTTTGGTAGCGATCTACCCACAGCTACCAACGTTCTCATCACTGCGCTCAATAACTTCGGTAAGTCGAACGGTGACGTTAAAGGTACGCTAGATGCTCTCGCCGCTACTGTTCGTATCGGTCGGATGGAGCTTAGCGACTTCGACGCGATGATGAACTCTGTGGCTCCTGCTGCTCAAAGCGCGGGATACAACCTTACTCAGATGGGTGGCGCTATGGCGCTTATCACTCGTCTGATTCCTTCCCAGGAAAGAGCCGCCACAGGGCTTGCACGTCTTATCGACATATTCGGTAACCGTGACTTCCAAAAGGGTATGGAGAAGGCTGGCGTCGGTATCACAAATCTAACGACTGGTGCGCTTCTTCCGTTTGAAGAGATCATCCGTCGCATCGCTAGCCTTAAGCCTACTGGTCAGGGTCTTCAGAACTTTATCCAGATTATGACCGCTAGTGGTCGCGGTCGTGGTCAGGGCATTA